CTGACGCTGGCGGCGCCGGTCACGGTGAGTGTCGAGCCGCTCCAGGTGAGTCCTGGGGCATAGGTCAGTTGCCCCCGCCCCCCACCCACGGCGAGCTTCGTGCTGGGCCAGGCCAGGGTATCATCGATGGCCGTAATCGCCCCACCGGCCACGGTCACCCCGAGGGCGACCAGCCCGCCGGGCGGGTCCGCTGGCTGCGTCCCGGCGGCGCGCCAGAGCAGATGGCTCCCAATTCTGCGCGTCCATCCGGAGACGACCGTCGAGGTATCGGCATGGACCGCGAGAAAATACAGGCCGTCCCCACCAGTGAGCGCGAGCGAGACCGGCGACTGGTAGACGTAGGTCAGGCGTGCAGGCGAGCCTGCGTTGACGTAACAATACACGTCGAACGGGGCAAACGTCATGGACGGCGGGGCGGGGACCGCCCAGGTCGAGGCCAGGACCGCAGGCGCCAGCAAGTCCGCGTGGATGGCGTTTAACTCGTAGGACGTATCAGGAAAATTATGAGTATTAGACATATAGAGCTTTCTATGCTATACTCTATGCTATAGTCATGCCTTAGTACGGCTAGCGATTGCAACGCGAAAGCCTGTCTCAGCAGGTTGCCGTACTACATCCTGAGACTCTCTACTGAGGGAGAGGCCATGCTTGATTGTCTTTGTGCTTATTGCGGCAACCCGTTCCAGCGTTTTCCTTCGCAAGCAACCTTGTCTCATCAATACTGTTCGCGCCTGTGCAACAATCTCGCCCAACGGGTACCTATCGCTGAGCGCTTCTGGCAGCATGTGCAAAGCTGCTCTCATGAAAACTTGTGCATCTATTGTTGCTGGCCCTGGTTGGGCAAGCGAAGGCATCAAAGATATGGTGTTACGACCGTACTGCACAAAGAATATGTCGCACATCGCTATAGTTGGGCATTGCACAATGAACAACCTTATCCGCCATCTTCGCTGATTATCCGCCATCTGTGCCACAACCCGCCGTGCTGCAATCCTGCACATCTTGCCTGCGGTACTATTGCAGACAATAACCGTGACCGCGTGTTAGCTGGACGAGGCCCCCATGGAGAAACGGTCACAACATCCAAACTGACAAATACGCAGGTTCGAGCCATCCGTATCTTGCGACAGCAAGGAGTCAGCGCCGAGACAATTGGGGCTCAGTTTGGCGTATCGTCTACGAATATTCTCCATATTAGCAAGCATCGCATTTGGCGACACCTGATCACGCCAGACGATGTGCCAGTCAGCGGGCTTCCGCGGGGGGAAAAACATCCTAGGGCCAAATTCACGGATGCACAAATCCGCGACATCCGCCACCTGCACGCCGAGGGCTGGACATGCGTGGCGCTGGGTGCACACTATCAGGCCAGTGATGAAACTATCCGCTGTATCATTCACCGCAAAACATGGAGACATGTTGATTAGCTCCATCCAGTTATGCTAGACCAAAAACCCCTACAAGTTAAACTGCCGACGCTATCAAAGTTGCCGCCGATAGCCGAGATCAGCGCACTATACGCAGTTGCGGCAATGGGCCTGTCTGCTGCCCTGAAATCCCGCTGGCCTGTTTGCGTGCCCGTGGTGAGGCCGCAAACTCCCCACCGGTCAAGGAGCGTGGCATCACCAACTGCCAGACTTGCGAGACCCTGACTCGTACCGAAATCCGTAGTAATTTTTATAATAATTCCTTCACACCTATAACCTAAAGGGATCAGATTCGGCACTGCGATCACCGCACTGCCTGCGCTCGGCGTCACGTTCACGGCTTCCGTCATGCCGGTGACGAGGCCAGAAGTGGGCGCGGGAGAGCCTGAGGCGAATTCGTAAACGGGTTCCTCCCACAATTGGACATTCTGCGCATCCGTTAACACTAATCTATAGAACCCATCTAAATGCACAATCGCAATCCCGTCTGCATCAAGAATCACGGGGTTAGAATTCGGCGTCAGGAAATAGTAATCGGCAAAGCTGGCCTTGGGGACGGTGCTGTTAGCCTCATAAGTATATAAGCGTCCACCCACCAATGGATGGCCATTCGTGTCATAGGCCTGGAATACCGGCCACGGGAAGATAGTCGTGACGCCAAGCGGAATAGTGGCCATCAGACGCCCTCCACCGCAGGCGCAGCCATGGCCACCGGCGGGGGCGTGAGCGGCATGGGCAGCGGCGGCGCAAAGCCCCTGGAGCGCGCCGCCACTTGCGCCAGCGACGGGAAGCTGTTGGTAATCGCCGGGAGGATGGTGGTCGTGAGCGCGTACGCCGCGTCGTCGAGCGTGGTCTTGCTCAAGTCGGAAAAGACGGCGATCTCATCCAATTCTTCTTGCGTCAAACTTTCTTTGACGCCGCCTGTGGCATCGTAGAGCTGCTGAAGCTCTGACAGCTTGGGCTCTAACTCGCTGATGACCTGCTTGCAGAGAGCGGCGATACTGTTGACCACATCAAACTCAAGCTGCGTTATGGCCATGCGTCTGCTCCTCTAGGGCAATCATCCGTGTTGTCAGTTCTTGGACTGCTGCGGTCAACCAGGGCACCACCTTGCTGTAGTCTGCCTGCTGCGGTTTGATGCTGCCATTCGCGTTGACGGCGCCAGGCGCTCCGGTCACCGCGTCGGGCATGTGCTGCTGGAGTTCATCAGCCAGGAACCCCACGCCAGGCGTGTCGTCATGGCGCCACCGGAATGACACGGGCCGCAGTGCCCGTACACGGTCCAGCGCCCCGGTGAGTGTGGTCACGGCGTCCTTCATTCTGCTATCCGAACTGGTATTGTAGGCGGTCGCACTGGCCGTGGTGGTGATCGAGCCGACAAACGCGCCCGCGACATTCTGGAACACCACCGTCTGGTTGCCCGTATCGCTGCCTTGCGCCTGGACAATCAGCCCGTATTGACTGGCCTTCTGGTGCGCCAGATAGATCCCCACCGCCGCGTCCGCCGCCCGCCCCACGCCCAGGCTCCCCAGGAGCGATGCCGTGCCGGTCAGATAGGTCGTGCCGTTGACCTGGAGCGCATACCCGGGCGCGACATCGCCGTAGCCCGCCAGGAGCGTATCCGCCGAGAGATGGCCCGTGCGCAGCCAGACGGTCGTCGGCGCGGCGTAGCCGATGCCCGTGCGCTGCAAAGCGCTCGCCCCCGCCACACTCAGCGTGGACAGGCCCGTCACCGTGCCCCCCGTCACCGCCACGGCGTTGGCGTGCTGCACACTCATGGTGCCCAGGCCCAGGTTGGTCCTGGCCGTGGCCGCGTCCGTGGCTCCAGTGCCGCCCTGGGCTACCGTGAGCGGCGCATTGGCGGTACTCAGGGTGCCCAGGCCGAGGGTCGAGCGCCACGTCCCGGCGTCGGGGTCGTCCAGCAGCGAGCGGCTATACGCTGAAAGCGTGAATAGCGCCGCCACGTCCGTGCCCGTAAAATAGATCCCCGTGTTCGCCGAGCCGGTCAGCGCTTCGATAGTCGTCAGGGTCGGCCCCAGGGTGGCCGGCGTCCCCGGCACCCCTTGCGGCCCCTGGGGGCCGGTCGGCCCGGTTGGCCCTTCTGGTCCCGCCGGACCCGGCACGCCGCTCTTCTGGTAGAGTTGCTCCAGCCAGCGTTGCCAGGTCTGCGCCATGGTCCACGGGCCACGGTCCACCAACTGCTCGCGGAAGGGGGGAGGCGACAGGCGGGTACCATTCGTGTCCGCCATTTATTTGCCCTTTGCACGCTTTTTCGGCTTCACCTTTTCTGGCAAACCCTTGTGCGGCGTACTGGCGAAATCCTCTAACGTGGCTTCTGCGAGCCCTGTCTGCGTCTTTTTCCCAGCGCGCTTGCGGGCGAGTTCGGCACCAGCCCAGCGCTGTTGAGATTTTGAGCGACTCGGCATATAAGCGTCCTTCTTGTTCTTTTTTTTTTTTTGGAAAAGGAACGTCTCTTTTCCTAATCGCCGTTTATCGACACACCGCGTAACGCCAGCATCACCGGGTCCGTACACACAAACCGGAACGCCCGCTCGCGGCTCTGCCCCAACTGTCGCCAGGTGACGCGCCGCTCCGTTCTGCCGAGCGGGCCCAGGCTGCGCTGGTGCGCAAAACTCCAGCGCTCGCCGTCCTCCGTCCACGACAGGCGCACCTGTGGATCGGCCCCTACGGGTGGGCTGCCGTCAAGCCCCTGCCCCACCAGACACCGCAGTTGCACGGTGCTAAAGGTGATCTTGCTGCCATTATCGTCGTCTCTCAGAAATGGCCCGGTGCGTTCACAGTAGCGCGGGCGCGTGCCGTAGAAGTGGTAGCCGGGGTTCCACACGTACAGGCTGCCATCGCTATGGGAGCCCCAGAGATGCACCCCGAATGCGCTGCAATGCGCATAGCACGGAAAGGGCAGGAGCGAGCCATCGTCTGCCAGGGCCGCTAACTCGGTCCACGCCCCAAGCAGGTTATCGAACACCCATGTGGTCTCGGTGTCGCTTAAGAAAATGCCGTACCAGGCATGGCCGCCATGCCGCGCCGTAAAGCCAATGGCGTTGGCAATGGTCGTGGAACTGGAGAGCATCGTTTCAAAGCTATGGTTGCTGATCCGTGTCGGTGTATACCCCTGGAACTTCCAGATCGGCCCTTCGCCGCGCGGCGTGCCCCCCAGGGCAAAGATGGTGTTGTCGAGCGCCTGCAAGCTCCAGCCGGAGGCAATCCCCTGCTCCACAAAGACGCCATCCATGCGGGCAAAGGGGGTGTTGCTGTCCCCGGTGCTGTGCCACACTTCAATACTCTGCGTGCCGCCCAGCCAGGCTTCGCGGTGATCCACGATGAGCCCCAGAATGTTGTCTGCCCGTCCCTCTGCCCCGTAGTACGACAGGGCGCCCCAGACAGTGGGGTTGAGGAGATCAGAGTGCCAGAAGCGCCGCGTGCCTGGTTCATTCGTAAGACAATAGCCGTCGAGATAGCCGAGCCGCCCAAACGTCAGCGTGGCATCTTCCGGAACAATCGGCGCCAGTATATTCGTGGCAAACTCAAAGGTCAGCCCCTGGCCCTCGACACTGAGCACCAGGTAATTCCCATCATCGACCATACTCACGGGCTGGGTGCCGGTGGGCACGGTGCCGCGCACGGTCGTCGTCCACCCGGCAAACACCTCCACCAACTGCGTGCTCGTCACGGCAAAGACGCGCCCATTCGTGCATTCGTAGAGCCCGCGCACCGGCCCGGAGGGCAGCGTAGCCACCGGCTGCAAGCCTGGGAAGGCATACAGCATAACCTCTTTCGGGTTGCTGTCGGCGGCTTGCAGGTAAAAATTGATCGTGCGCGCGCAACTCCCCCGCATACTGCGGTCTGTGCCACTTGGCCCGACAAAACCGGGGTAATCAGCCACAACGCACCTCTAATAGTCATTGGCGACGGACGACCCGTAGGGGTCCGCGAACCATGGCACCGCCAGCAGGGGAATGCTCAAGTTCACAGTCTTTATATTCTGCTTGGCTTCCGCCCGCATGCTCTGCACCGTGGGACTGGCCTCTTTATCATAAAATGGGCCTAAATCAACGGCCAATGCCGCCTTGAGGTACCTGTCGTAGCCAGGCGGCAACAGGAGGTCCGTGTCGAAGTCCGGCCAACTTTGCAACGGTTGCCACGGATACACCGTCACCTGCTGCGGCGTCTGCGGTGTCGGCCAGCAGTAGAGTTCGCCCAGGGGAAAGTTCGCGCCATAGGCCACCAGGTGGATGGCATCCCCTACCAGCGCGGGTTGTGCCAGGCTGCGGTATTCTTCCAAAGACAGCACCGTGACCGCCCACCGGGCCAGCGTGGCGTCATAGCGGTTCGCCTGGAGCCCGATCTGCACGGGCCTGGGCGTGGCAATGTCGCCGCCTGGACCCCAGGTCAGCATGGCCCTGCCCGCCGGCCAGGGGACCACCTGCGGCGGCGTGTAATAGATGATAAAGTGCTCCAGAGACGCACTCTGAATGAGGTCGTTCAGGATACGCAGCCCTTGCTGCTCCTGGTGCGCCGTGAGCGGTTCCTCCGCCGCATGTATTGCCAGGAGGTCCAGGGCATCCGTCACAATGGTTCTGGCAGTCGGCATATCTACCTCCTCCTGCCAGTGCGTCCGCTCGGCGTCCACCGGGCCGGCTCCTTGGTCGGCGGGGCCGGCTTCGGCGGTACTTTCACCTTGGCTGGCGTCACCAGGACCTGCTCCAGGCGGGCCACCTCGCGCTTGTGGGCGCTTGTGGCCGCTTCTTCCACCGCTTTGGCGTGGGCGGTGCGCTCCTCCGGCGTAAAGGGCGTGAGGGGCCGGTAGCCCTCGGGCAGCTCTGCCTCCTCGTCAGGCGTTGCCACCATGACCGGATCGAGCGCCACATGGTAGCACCAGCGCGGCCACTGCGTCGGATCGAGGGCTTCAGGCATAGGTTCGTCCTCCTTAGAAAGCTGGCACACTCCACACGCGCACCGCCGCCTCTGGCACCGGTGTCGCAAAGCCGCCCATCACATCGACCCTGGCGGGGTGACTATCAGTGCGGATATCTGAATTTTTCCAACTCCGCATGCTGATCCCCGCCTGGGGATCACTGACCCGGCTATACGAGCCACTAAAGGGCTCTACCAGGTCCACAAATGCGCACGTAAAGGCCAGCTTGTGATAGACCAGATTCTGCATGTAGGTGGTATTGGGGGTGCCGGTAAAGGTGAGCAGCGCGCCGGCGCCTGGGAGCACATTGACCGTCTGATCGGGCGAGCCCGGTCCAATAATCGGCGGGGAAATCTGAATGGTCATGTTGCCCGTGGCGTCACTCGAAGCATCCGCCAGCACGGTAAAGTCCCTGGGCCTGCCGGTCGATTGCTGCGACTGGATATTGACCGCGTTCACCCCGGTTATCTGAAACACGTCGCCCTTTTTGAGGCGCACCGCAGCGGCAGCGGTCCAGTTGTTGGTGACAAGTAAGGAGCCCGTCTGCCCCGCCTGGTTCACCGTGGGGGAGCCCCCGCGTATACCAGTCGTATGGGCCTGAATGTTCTGGTCCATTTTCCACGTCATGCCTGCTGACTTGCCCATTTCGCCGGCCTCGTACTGCTCGGAAATCTGGCTGGCGGACTGGAACAGGCCCTTGTTTTCGTCAATGATGTCCGCCGCTTCGACAGGTTCAGTGATGCAGTAACGCTGGCCGTCCCTGGGGATGGCTTCCTGATCGAGGAGGGCGGCAGCCCGCAGGTACATGCGCCATTTGCTAGTGGTCGGGCTGACAGCCGGGGAAATAACCGAGTTATACACCTTCCAGTATTCGCTGAGTCCCACGACATCCACGGCGTTGGCCAGCTTGATGGCTTCCGGCTCGCCAATACGGCGGCTCCAGTCGTCGAGGGATAAAGTCATCTCCCTGGAGGTAAATTCCACATCCGTATGCTTCTGAAAGGAGATGGTGAGCGGCACACTGCGTTCTGTGTAGTTCTGCGCGTTCAGCGGCGCGCCATCTTGTACCGTAAAGCGGGAGGGCAGGCGAATGTTCACGGTATCGCCGATTTTCGCGCCACTCTGGGCGAACTCGCCTTGATATTTGCGGTCACAGCCCATGGTAAAGACCAGGTTGTTGCGGAGCACCTGAATCATTCTGCGGGTAATCATACTGATTGTGAGGAGACTATTTGTAGCCATACTAATCCTCTATAAACTATATAGCACAATAGTGTTTTATGTGCTATAATTGTGGTATATTTTGGTATCGGCGCAGATAGCGATTGCAACGTGACAAGCCCGACTCAGCGGGTTTCTGCGCCGTACAACTCTGAGGCTTTCTCCTGAGAAGGAAGCACTATGCCGCGCAAAAACCTCACCCCCGAAGAACGTCTTGCCCGCAAAAAAGCCAGTGACAAATCCTGGCGTGAGCGCAATCATGCGCGAAAACAAGCCAATGATCGCCTGTATCACGAGCGCAACCGCGAGCGCTTGCTTGTCCAGATGCGCGAGCGCCGCATAGCGCGGCTGGCAACCATGACTCCTGAAGAGCTGCGAGCGCAGCAGGATCGCCTCAATGCCAATCAAAAGGCATACGAAAAGCGCCATCCTGACCGCGTAAAAGCTACTCAGGAGAAGTATTACAATGCCAATGCCGAGGAGATACGCGCATATCAGCGCAATAAACGGGCGGCTGACCCGGAGAAAGCTCGGGCCTATGGGCGTGCGTACTATGCGGCGAACCAGGAAAGGGACATCGCCAAGCAACTCGCCTATGCCAAGAAATACCCTGATCGCATCAATGCCCGCATTGAGAAGCGCAATGCGCGTATCGCTGGCGCTTCGCGCAATGACCTGACGCTGGAACAGCGCAATACGGTCCTTGCCTTGAAACGCGGTGTCTGCGACTACTGCCCGCACTACAACCCCGGCTGTAAACTCTGCCAGAAAGGGAAGCACAAGCTTTCCATTGACCACATCACGCCTGTTGCCAGGGGCGGCGACAATACGTTGTGGAATGTCACGGCATGCTGCCGCTCCTGTAACTCGCGGAAGCGCCTCAGCCCTGTGCCTATCCCTGTCCAACCACTTCTCCTCTAGACGCATCACCTACGCCATGTGTAGGGCATGTTTGGGTATGTCCGACGTGCCCAGGCGTCATATTGATCTTGCGAAAAGTCCTCTCGGAAACCGGGCTGGACCGTTGCCCCAGTGCCGCCTACCGGCTGCGGGGGCTCAGGAAGTCGTGGAGACGAGGCAGAAGGCGGTTGACCAGGAGGCGCAGCGGTGCCGCTGCGGGGTTGCGTGCCGCGCAGCATGCCGAGTTCGACCCCAATAAGGTGCGCGGGCACCTCGTTTAAGCGCCCGATGTCGTCAGGATGCGCCGCCAGATGTAGCACCAGGTCCGGGCCGTGGGCGCCCGCCTGCTGGAGCGCCCAGAGCACGTGCGGGGCGAGCGAGGGGCCGATCCGTTCAAAGCGCTCGTAGTAATCGGGCGTCGTTTTGAGGATTTCGGCTTCTCGCGCCTGGATCGCGGCTTTGCGCTGCTCCTCCATCTGGGCTTGCGTCTGTGCGGCGTACTGCTGGCGCCCCTGGGCTTCCCGCTCGGCTAAGCGAAAGTCCACCATGTCGCGGTGATACGCCTCCTCGGCGGCGTCAAACTCGTCTTCGGTGGCGTACTCGCTCTGGCGGGGGCGTCTGGGCGGTCCTGTCCTCTGGGGCTCGGGCTCCTGCGGCGGAGGCTGGATCAGCTTCATGAGCGTCTCCACCTGCGCCCTGGTCGCGCCTAATTCTCGCTCCATTGCGGTGCGTTGCGCCGTCATGCGGCCCACGAGTCGGCGTAACTCGCGGGGGCTGACCGCGGTATCATCCACGTCGTCGGATGGCTCAGGCGCGGGAGGTGAGTCCGCTTCGACCGGCTCCTGGGGAGCTGGCGCACCAGGGGGCGTCTCCGGCGCCTCGGGAGGCTGCTGTGCCTCCGGGGGATCACTGGACGACACCACAATCAGGCCATCATCTGCTTCAGCCATAACGCTACTCCGTCAGCACGCTCTACAAGGCCAAGCGTGAAGGCTCCAGGTGTCGGCGTCTGGGCACAAAAAAAGAGGGCAAGTGGAGGAAGCTTCCACCTGCCCTCTAGCAGTTTCGCACCTTGCCCTCCCTGGCCGGGGAGAGAGACGCCGATATGCTTTTTTTTCCACGGCAACAGGCCCCGAAATGGCCCTACCTCTATCTGGGACGGTTACCCGTCGTTGTTGAAAGAGCGGTTGAGCCTGTTGCCGCTACTCCTCGGGCACATGCGGCCCATGCCGCCTGGGCAAGATATCCATGGCCCTGCTCGCAAAGCCGCACCAACAGCACGTTAGCTCAGGAGGAAAAAGATCATCCCACAGCCGCAGTTGCTCGTGGAAGCAATGCTGCGCCATAGGGCACCACACTGTTACACTATCGTCAGCAGGAGCGGTTGTATTGGACACAATACGGCTCCATCCTTCTTCCGACAGTTACAACTATTACATGCCGGGACAACATTGCTAACAGTATGTGAGCCACCTTTAGAGAGCGGGGTAATATGATCCTGGGTCAAACGTTTCATTTTACGCCCACAGTATACACAGCAATGCTTATACGCCTCTTTGATATCCTTCCACTGTGCTGCCGTAAGGTCATTTATTGGTGCCCCAGAACGTAAAGCCCGTCGTTTTTTTGCATAACTATTATAGAGTTCAGGGTTTTTCCTCCGAGCCTGCCTTTGTCGGGCATTAATAGCTATGCGATGCTGCCTATCGTAGAGTTGAGAATACAGACGCTTTTTACGACGATTTTCAGCGTGCCATACTTTGTAAGCCGCGCTCCGCTTCTCTGAATTGCGCGTCGCCCACGCTTTAACAGATTGCCGCCTTCTCTCTTTCACCCCTTCAGATAGCGCTGAATATGGCGTCCGTGTTTGCGCCGATTGTGCCAGAGTTCTCGCCCGATATGCTGGGTCTTCCCTGTATCGTTGCCGCCTGCGAGCATTGGTCTTTGCTCTATGGCGCCGCTCATAGGCAGATCGTGTTGCTTTATAGCGCACCTGCATCTTTCGGCGGTATCCAGGGTGTGCACTATAGAACCTCTCACGACACCAGGCAGCATATGCAGGATTTGCTTTGCCATTAATTTTCGCTGGCGGACGTTCATCTGGTACAATAGGCGTAGCCATGGCTGTGACTCCTCCAAAGTCGCAGAAGTGGTTAGGGGCTTAGAGAGACACCAACTCTCTAAGCTCTGCACACTATACCATCGGTTACGCTGCACTGCCAGGCTCATTCGCTGCCTGATTGACCTTTAAACGCTCAGTTTGGGCTTCGAACCACTTAATTTCAGCCTCTCGCCTGTCTATTTCTGTCTGCAAGGCTTTATTTTCTGCCTCTAGCTCTATTTTACGCTGTTCAAGAGCCATCTCTTGTTGTTTATTCTGAAGCGCCAGATTTAATTGAGAGTTTGTATCTGATAAGGATTTCACCGCCTCTTGCATCTGCATTATTTGCTTTTGCGCCTGCTGCAGAGCTTGTTGCATCTGCGGAACCTGGGATAACTGCTGTAATTGCTCCTGTGCGGCGACGTATTTGTCCGCACCTGGTTCACCTTGTAACAATGCCGGTGGCATCGTGCGGCGTATGCGCTCTGCCGCATGCTCCGCTAAATCGAAGTCCATACTGGAAATGAAATCGTCACCGAATACACGCATAAGATCCGGAGCCGCCATCATGATTTCTTTCATGTGTGCAACGGCCTCGGTTCTTTTCGTCGCAAAACTCGGGCCGGCGTCCACGGTGACATCATATTTGCCGACCGTGACATCGTAGAGCACGGCTTCGCCGGTTTCCGGATCGCGGTAGGGCTGTGGCGTGTTCAAGGTGACTTGCCGGGGCCGCCCGTCGTCCCCCACGATGCGCGTGGAGCGCTCGCCAGAGTAGTAAAAGGGCAGGGCATCAATGAGAATCTGCCCGATATGGCGGATCATCCAGCGTTCATTGTCCACGTAGTGAAAACTGGCGGTATTGGTCGCCGCTTGACGCTTGCCGATGGCCACCCCGGACTGATCGGGCGTCTGCTGGCCCAGGGCCGGGTCATAGTAGCCAGAAATCGCCTTCATTTCATCGGCAGCGAGTTGCGCACCCTGCACCATGGCCTGCACCGGCGCCTCGGCACTCTGGCGCTGCGGGGGCGGCAGCACCTGCCCAGCCACCACCACGGGCTGGTAGGGCAAATACGCGTGTGGCATGGTGTTGGCGGTGGCCCAGTAATTCTGGAAGCCTTCAATTTGCTGAAACGCCGCGATAAAGGGCGCTTTCGGGGCCAGGGCGATCATTTCGGCTTTGGCGCTTTCCCAGTAGTTATACTGGCGCTGCGGGTCTTTGAGGCGCCGCGTTAAGCCCTGGTAGTCGATTTTGCCTTCGATGTCCCAGAGTTCGCCCACAAACTGCGCAATAGGCAGGTAGCGGCCCTGCCAGCGCGTTTTATGGAGCACCTGGTAGCCGTTAATCTTGGCAGTCCAGACCTGCGGCACGCGGGCAGTGCGGCGCTCCACAATCTGCGCTTTTTCGCGCGCCTCTAGGCGCGCCAGCGGCTTCACCATGCCGCCCTCAAGCTGGACCAGTTCCATGGGATGCCACTCTCTCCACCAGTACTCGGCCACCTGCACCTCGTCCGCCGTCAGCCAGTCGTCCCCGGTGGCAGCCCAGGCACTGCTTTCCATGGGCAGCCTGCCGTATTCCTGCTCATAGAGACTGCGGCTCATGCGGTCCACCACGAAAAACCAGTTGGCGTCCGAGCCGTCCGGCATCTGGTGACGCGGATCGAGACGCACACTGAAGACGTTCCTCACCGGCACGATCCGCAACTCCTGCTCAAAGCTGAAATCGTCGGTATAGACCGGCAAAATACGCACGTAGCCGCGGCCAATGGAGACCGCCGAGAGGCGCGCCGTGGTGTAGGCAATATCGGCGGTGGATTGCTGCTCGATATTGCGGATGAGGCCCTTGATCGTCTTGGCGGTCTCCATGGTGGCCCCGCCACCCGCCGGAGACACCGTAATGCCGAGGCGGTTCTGGCGCCCCTCGTTCACAATCTGCCGCAGCGGCGTGCCAGAGCGGTCGATCACCAGGCACTGGCGATCTTTTCGCGCCTGAAGCAGCATGGGATGCCACTGCTCCCCATGCGCAAACTTCAGATCATCTAAGGCGCGGTCACGCCACTCGCTCTCCGCCTCATCGGCCACGTTCCAGTGCGCGCGGGCACACTCGCAGAGGTAGTCGTCATCTTGCGATGGCCAGCGCGTGGTGGACGGCTCGGTGGTGTCGTCATCCGAGACCGCGTAGGCAGGGTCTACGAGCACACGACCGTTCTGTTCAGCCATGCAACAACTCCTGACGCTCGTCTTCCAGGTCGTCTTGGCACAGTGGGCACCATTCGCCGTCCAGGTCGCAGATGGGACACCCATCAACCTCGACGCGGCACTCCAGACAGGTGGTATGCCCGCAGTGGTCGCACCCGTAGGCAGTCAGTTCGCCGCACATCACACACTCTTCGGCGTACTCGTCAGCCATGCGTGGGCTCCTCAGCCAGAGCGCGGTGCAGCATACACCCCGCTTGCGGTCCCTCGGTAAAGGTAAAGCCCATGATGCATGACCCCTCCAGGGTGTACGGTCCCTTCTCTGGCGGCCTGGGCGGAAAGAGCCCCGCCAGATCGCGCACGATGGCCGCCGTACACCGTGGACACACCGCCAGTGTGAGCGGCAGAGCCCCAAGCGCCAGGCAGGACTGCCGCAAGGCGCTCAAGGCCTCCAGGGCTGGCCTGTCAGACATCCCCCCTCCTGCACGTATGGGCAGGGTAGCCGCGTGATTGTGTGAACGTTGGCGGATTCGGCGCGCCCTTGACCGCTTTCTGCTGCCAGGAGAGCACGTAGATGCGCGTTTCCTGCTCCACCGCCAGCCGCGTGCCGTCTTCGAGGGCGCCCAGGATGACGGGCACCCCACACGCCTCACAGGGCGCCAGCGCGTTGCCAGCCGGCATGCCTTTTCTCGCGCCTGGCTCCTCGTAGAGCACGATGCGACCCAGGCCGGCGTCTGATTCCACCAGGTCCGGGGTATACGCCTCCTCAGCCATTACTCGAGCTCGCGCAGCGGCGTTTCAGGGGGCGGCTCCACCGGTGGCTCTTCTGGCACTGGCGGAGCGCTCTGGTGCGGTTCGTGGCTCGCCAGCACCGCCAGTAAGGTGTTCAAGGCCAGTTGCGCCTTGGTATAGGCGTCCGGCACCGGGCCACCCAGCGTGTCCATCTCCTGGGCCACCTTGAGGAGCAGGCTGGTTTCCTGTACCGCGTGCATGGTGGCAGCAATATCGACGGGTTCTGTCGTCACGTCAGGCATTTCGGTCTCCTTATAGTTCATTTAGGCCGCCATCCAGGACAGTCCAGGAGGGAGCCCCTGGAGCATCGGTACGCCACCATTGAACGGGGGAGGCATGCGCCTGGGAGCGATAGGAACGGCGAACGTGAGCGCCAGAGCGTCCGCCGCGTCTGGCGAAATCAAGCCACGGTCCTTCATATGCTGCTTGCGCTCCATTTGCAGTCTGCCCTTGTCGTCAAAGCCATACTCGATGGAGACCAGGTCCGCTTTCAGCTCCCGGTACCAGGCGGTGCGCGTGTCAAAACTCGCCCGCGTCTTCACCCACTCGCGCATCTTACTCCACATCTCTGCCCGCAGGTTTTCGTACCGTGTGGGGTCTTGCGGCTTCGAGCCCGCGAGCACGTCCTCAACCCGGTAGCCGCGCGTCTTACACATATCCACCACGCCGGCCCCGAGCCCTACCCCGTCAATACACAGGACAGGCTCATTGCTGTTATACGTGACCATGCCATAACCATCCTGGGATTGTGGGACGCCACGGAACCTATCGGCAATCTCACACACGAAGCCCGCCAGCCTGACCGTATCAATCTCGCGGTAGACCTGCATGTCCACAATCTGCGAACCCTCTCGGACCAGCACCACGCTGCGGTCATCCCCGTAGCGCGCGACGTCAACGCCTATGGCTGTCGGCTGGAGTTGATCGACCGTCGGACTGCGCCGCTCGGCCTCCTCCAGGTCCGCCTCAGAGATAAACTGCCCTACCGCCTGCCTGGGAAACTCACCGAGGACGCGGACGCGCACGAAATCCGAGTCCATGCCGTAGTCCGTCACCCACGCAGCAATCTGCTTCTGATCCGCCATCTTGGCATCGCGGCTATCCACCCGCATGTGGTGCCACCTATGCGCGAACCTGCCGCCAGGAAAGCACTCCCTGAACCTGCCAGTCGCCCTGGTCGGATTGCCAAAGGCCACCCACAGGGAGCCTGGCGTGGTCATCATGCCTTCTGAGGTCTCCCAGATCAGATCGTCAATGGCTGAGGCCTCATCCATGAGCAGTAAGACGTGTTCTTCGTGCGTCCCGGCAAACGCCTCCGGCCTGTCGGCCCGCCAGGGCACCGCCGCGGCAAACCAGGTGCTCTGCGCCTGGCGGTGGTAACAGCGCGTCGCGGTCCAGGTAAAGGTGTCCCGAAAAATCGACATCTGCAGCCACTTGGACAGCTCGCGCCAGGTTTTCGTGGCAAGCTGTGTTGACGTATTGGCCGTCACCACGATCTGCGGGTGCGGGCGCGTGGCGATAAACCACAGGATCAGCCAGACGGCAAGGGCGGTTTTCCCAACGCCGTGACCGCTCGCCACGGCAAAGCGGGCTCCTGCGTCCGGATCGCTCAAGGCTTCGCCTACCTGGTGCAACAAGCGCACCTGCCAGGTATCCGGCCCCTCGT